TTACCTACACCACGAAACGCCTGCACTTGCAAACGCTTCGGGCCGTTCTGTAGGTAGTCCGCAATAGCGTACTGTGCCCTCGTAGGACTAGGCAAGCCCAGCTCTGCCCACAATGCCTGTAGGAAGAGCTTGAAGTCTTGCTGTAGTAAAACTAGGGAATTTTCCATTATTGTAAATCATCTTGCATACGACCCTGACCAATATCTTGGTCTTCTAGGTCTGGTCTTCTAAATTTACCTGTGCTTCTTATTGTCTCGTCAACGTCAAAGGTATCTTTTACTCCTCTAGTTTCCATGTACTCTTCAACATATCTGTTAAAGTCAGATTTGTCTTGTAAAGTAATACTGTTTCCTACACCCTTAACTTCTTTAATATATGAATCAATAATGTCATCCATAAACAAGTTAAGTTCTGTAATAGAATCTTTCAGCTGCCTTACATACTGCCTACGTTGTTCAACCGGCAACCTAGAAATATTTTTTTTCTGTATTTTTGCTGATTGCGTTACGCCTGTCCATTCTGGCCCTACCATTCCCCAAAGCGTAGTATGAACAAAACCTTGGTGCATAATTTGAGGTAAAAGCTGTAAATTACGAGGATCATTACCAACTATTAATCCTTCTTCATCCATTATATCATACATACGTTGTAAATCATTACCAGTTAGACCATCTACTAACGCAAAGCTATCATCTAAAATAGCTATGTGATGACGCTGTAGTTTTAAGTTTTTAACAATGTAGTCATCAATACCTTTAGAATTAGCAAAGTCTTGAACTATATCTTTAGATTCTTTGGTATTTGGATTAAATGCTCCACTTGAGAACATCTTTGGATTTAGTTTGTAAGCTTTTAGTATTCTTTCAACGTCTGATAATTTGTCTAAACTCTTAGCCTTAAATTTAACACCTTTACCACCTAAAGTTACTTTTGTAATTCCTTCAAGTGTGCCGTAAGTATTAAAATAACCGGCTATATAATCTTCATACAGCTCTAAATCAGGTGTAGTACCTCGTCCAAGAGCTTGAAAACCTCGTGGAGTTATATTTTGAGCTGGAATTTTATCAGCTTCTAACAAATCTAGTATATACTCTTCAAAGTTTCTATGTTTCTTTGTAGGTTTAAATCCATTACTTAGATCAATAGACTCAACTTTTTTAAATTTTATATTCTTTCTTACTGCTGATCTTTGATTTCTTTGTACTCGCCTAGAAGTAATATCTACGACATCACCATAATTAGCTTTTGGTGCTTGTGCTACACCAGTTGATTCCCAAGGGAAAAATGTTGATAACTGTCTAGGCTGATTAGTCAACATCTGCATAGGCGGTGGTGTTGTCGGCTTCTGTGTAAGATCAAGTTCTAACTGTTTAGGTGGTGTAGTTGGTGGTGTAATCGGAGTTGATAAAGGTTGTGCAGCTATGTCTGGATTTAGAGTTGGATTTAGTTGTAGTTCTCCTGTACGCTCCCTGTAAGCTTGCATAATCTGCTCATCAGTAGCATCACCAGCTACGTCTTGGAAAGTAAACGGTTTGTTATTCAGTTTATTTTTCAAAGCTTTGATGTTAGCAAGATCTACTTTTCTAGGTACTCTTGGACTTTGTGCTACAATATTAGGAATCTCAGCTATACTTGTATAATCGCCAGTTAGTTCAGCATCTGATACTCTAGTTGCCTTGACATCTACAGTTCGCTTGTTAACTGGTTTAAATCTTTCTGGTGTTTTTACTTTAGGTAGTTTCTTAACCAGACCCTTACCATAAAATAGTGCTGTCAGGGCATCACCTACAGCTCTTTCGTCTACATTAGTAACGTCACTAACAAGTTCAATTCCTTTAGTAACAGGTGCCACAGCTTTACCAATACCAGTTTGAATAACATCAACAACTTTTTGTAGGTTTTTAGATACGACACCAGCCTTACCTTCTCGTATGGCTTGGTCTACAGCTGCTTTCTTTTCACCGGATAGGTCAAAAAATTTACCTATAGCTGAATCTTCTATAGAGTCATACAAACCACCAAACAGTTTTTGTTCGTCATCATTCATCTTATATGTGATAAAATAGTTTGTTCTCGTTCTGTTATGCCAAACGTGGATCTCATCCAGTCCAGCCAATTTTTACTACCTTTTTCCTGATTGCATCGTCGACAAGACGGTACGACATTCGCCGTTTCATCCCTACCCCCTCTGCATTTAGGGCGTACATGGTCGATGGTGAGTTGTTGTAATTCATAAGTTCCTCCACAATAAACGCATTGACAATTAAAGTGCTCTTTGATAGCTCTTCTCCAGAGCCTTTTAGATTCTGAACTCGTCATGGTTATTAAGTTGTGTAAATAGTAATCAGGTGTTGGTAGTAATGGGGTCATTTGTTAATTTTAAGTCTGCTTCGTCTGTTAATAGATGGTTTTTGTTTTCTACCTTTGGTCTTGCTACCCTTATAATGGGCGGCATCTAGACCGTCACGGTTTCCATATGTACCAAGTTTCTTATTAAGTTTGTTTGCATTGACTCTAATCTCTAGACCTTTCTTAGTCTTGTTGTATTTAGCCTGCTGCTTGCGACGCTTGGCCGCAGCTTTAGGATTCTTCTTGTAGTATTCAGAAGTTTTTGCCATAGACTTTTCTCTTTACTAAAGATGGATCTACAGTTGGTATGATCTTGTTGAGTTTGTCCAAGGGACTACCCTCGTAAGCGACACCTGTGATGTCATTGGTTTTAAGCCAATCACAAGCTGCCTTTAGATCTTGTACTGTTGCTTCTCCACTCTTGATTCTGCGTAGAAAGTCCTCTGTAACAAGGTAGTGTAGCTCGTTAAAACTCTCTTCAGTTGCTTTCTTGGGTATAACCCTTGGATTCTCATTCATTATACTTTTATTTTTTTAATTTTAAATGGTTGGTTTACTGGAAAAACAAAAGATTTACCATCGCCACCTTTGTAAACACGTACTGGCGTGCTTGGCCCTTGGTTAACTCCTACTAATACACCATCGTTGAATGGGTTAATTTTCGTAGCTCCATTGGATGCGTTAGACATTATTCCTCTGATAATAAGTTTTTCTTGACAAGAGCTGTTAGCTTGTCATCTACTGTGTTGTCAGTAGTTTTACTGTATGCTTCTAGTAGACTTACTACAAGCTCCTTTACAGCTTTGCTGCCCAAAAACTTGAACAGTATAGGTTTGATAAGTGCAATCATAATGATGGTGTGGTAAGGTCTGCTTCATCTTTTACAAAACGTCCGGCTTCGTCACGCTTTGCTTTTGTTTTTCTTTTTGGTTTCTTCTTAGCTGCTTCTGCTTCTAAGGCTTTTAATCTTGTTAGTGTGCTCATCGTTGCCAAAATTTCTTTTTCTTAGGTGGTTGTAGAGCAGATATTGGTACAATGTCTTGGCATAATACTTTCATCTTTGATTTAGGATGATAGGTAAAACCACGTTGCATCAGCTCTGCACATTTCAATGCACGTACTAGTTCATAGTCTAGCCGCATCTTTTCTTCCTGACGTTTAGCTATAGCTCTACACTGCTGTAGACCCTTGCGATCCAGCGGAACCATAAAGTTGACTTGAAAGCCCCAGTTCTGATTGATGTTGTAGCTCTCTTCAGCTTCTGGTCTTGTATCGTTGCCCATATAAAATGGACTAAACGTCATAGTAGACCCATTACATTGTATGTTTGGGCCATATACCTGACGTGACGATGCACCGTTGTTTTGAAACTGTACGGCTTGGTTCGTCACATTACCCGTAGCTGCTGCTACAGGATTTGATTTATTAACTGTATCTCCTTCAGCGTATACAGGTGTTACTGAGAGAAGACAGAGAGCGATGTAGTGGTAGAGTTTATTGTAAAGTTGCGTGTATAATCTCTTTGTTCTACTAAGCCTGCTGCTCTTGTTGTTGTTTCTAAGCTCCATGGTAATGTTGTGTCAGTAACTGTAAATACTGCATCACCACCAGCAATGCCAGCACTAGCGGCTGCTGTAATGTTAGATCCAGACCAAGTGTTTACGGCTGCGCCATAGACTTGCACCTGCTCTGTCTCAACGATAGTTTGAGTTGTTGTAGTTGTACTGTTCATAGACCCTGTAGTAAACTGAGGGGTGACAGTATTAGCTCTTGCTACTGCGGGTGATAACAGGGCTAAGAGAAGAATTAGTTTCTTCATTGTTTTGGTTTGTCTTCTTTTGACTTCTTGTTACCTGTAGATAGCCCAAACGTAGCCAGCGCACCCGTAAAAATCGAGGCGACGAACGTGATATCGGACGATGCTCCAGTCTTCTTGACCATAGGTAACTCTACGTAGTTTAATGTAATGATAAAACCAGACCAGATAACTACACCTAGACGCACCATGGCTCCTAGTATTTGCATCTGCTCGTCATGGTCATCTACATTCTCTTTGATTTTTCTAAGGATGCTTTTCTTTTCTGGCGGTTTTGTTTCCATTTGTTAATCTTGCCTTGTAAGAACTTTTGTATCTTCTCCTTCAACGCATTGATTATAGGTTGTGTAGCAGTCGCAGCCGCCACAGCCGTTACAGCAGTAACCGATGCAGCAACTAGAACTTCTTGCGATGGTAAAGGGATACTAGGTAAGGGTGGAAAGTGTATTTTTGGTGGAGGGTTTTCTGTTGTTTGTACCTCCTTTGTACCTTCGGGTCTTCGTAAATCTTGCGGAGGTACGACCAAAGGTTGATATGAGGGAACATTTCCTGTAGGTAAAGGTATCTCCACCGTTTTAATTGTAAACGGTGAAGGTATTTTTATATTAGGAATAGAGTTTCTTTCCATCAACAATAGCCTTGTCGATAGCTGTAAAGTCCTCTGATGTCCAAATAGACGTTGTTCCGTCTAGTTTTTTGTAGCCCTTAATTAGCTCAAGATGCTCTACATTACGCTTTACTCTGTTTTTCCAGTCTGCGTCAGTTTCAAATTCAGTTTTAACATCACTAATAGCTGTTACGCTGTCGCCAGCATTTTTAAAAATTGTTGCTATTTCTACGGCTGTTTTTTCTTCCATTTATTTGCCCTCCAAGGCTGTAATTTTTGCGGATAATTCTTTTACTGCGTTGATAAGATACCAAGTAAGATTATCAGTATCAACGGATTTAACTCCAGATGTTTCTGTTTTTACAACTTCTGGTAAAAATTCTTCAATCTCTTGAGCTATGACTCCTAATTGTGTTCCTTTTTTCTCTACAACAGCACAGCCACTTACATCTTTTAGCTCAGGTGAGTCATTTTCAATTTCTGCTTTAGTCTTATATTCAAAGTTTTTAACTTGTATTTTTTCTAAGATGTCTAAACCAGAATTATTAGTAACAATATTTTTCTTTATTCTTCTATCAGAAGTGGTTGACCAACTTGAACTGTTATTTCCTTGGTAAACACCACCACCACCGGGATAGATAAAGCCTGTATTAGAGCCTTTACCTTGAATGTTATATCCCAGAACAATCTCGTAGTCAGCGTCCGTAGCTCCTGCCATACTGAAAGCACCGATATATATTCCCTTCGATCCAGTTACTATATCATTACCAGCGTTATAACCTGCTGCATGACCGATTGCTACTAGATTATTACCTGTTGTTATATCAAAACCAGCTGAACCTCCAATTACAACATTAGAATGAGCAGTTGTTGCACTTCCAGCTGCGGTTTGTCCTAAATATACACTTCCAGTTCCAGTAGTAATATTACGCCCTGCTCCTTGGCCCATAGCAACATTATGAGTACCAGTTGTAGCAGCTTGTAAACAGTCATAACCTACTGCCGTATTGTAATATCCAGTAGTATTGTCCGCTAAAGCTCGATAACCTATAGCAGTGTTATAAAATCCACTTGTATTATCTTGCAGAGCGTTTTGACCTAGTGCTGTTTGACCAGATACTGTGGTATTATTTGATAAACAATTATAACCTATAGCTACGTTATAGTTTCCAGTCGTGATAGAATATCCAGAACCATTACCAATAGCAAGATTCTGTTGACCTGTAGTAGTCTCCTTGAGTGAGTGATAACCCATAGCTATATTGTCATTAGCAGTAGTCATTGCTGGCATAGAATTTCTACCAATAGCAATATTAAAACCTCCTGTAGTGCAGGCTGCCATAGCACCACATCCAACTGCGACGTTATTATCACCAGTCGTGTTTGAACCTAAAGCACCAGAACCAAAGGCATCGTTTGTATATCCTTCTGTATTAGCGTCTAAAGCTTGATATCCTACTGCTGTACTATGATATCCAGTTGTATTAGATCCTAAAGCATCTCTACCTATTGCTGTGTTTTTATCACCAGTCGTGTTATTTTGTAATGCTTGAAGACCGATACCTATGTTGTCACTAGCAGTTGTATTTTCCTGTAAAGCATTTCTTCCAATAGCTATGTTGGCTCCACCAGTTGTATTTTTTGTTAAAGAATAATAACCAACGGCTACATTACTATCTGCTGAAGTATTTGCATCTAAAGCATAATTACCTACAGCTACATTATATTCTCCATCTACGTTAGCATATAAAGCTTGAACCCCTACAGCAGTGTTATGATTTCCAGTTGTAGTTTCAAACAAAGCTCGACGACCAACAGCAGTATTATCACTAGCAGTTGTATTTTTTCTTAAAGCTGCTTCACCCACAGCAGTAAGACTACTGCCTGTAGTGTTGTCGTATAGTGCATAAGTTCCAATTGATATGTTTTGACTACCTGTTGTAGTTTCAAACATCGCTCCGTAACCTACAGCAGTGTTAGAACCACCTGTAGTATTTCGAGCTAACGTAGCATTACCAAAAGCAGCATTAGTATTACCAGTTGTGTTATATGATAAAGCACTTGTACCTATGGCACAGTTTAGATAACCTGTTGTGTTAGCACCTAAAGCATCATATCCTACTGCTACGTTATTGCTTGCTGTTGTATTAGCGTCTAAAGCTCTAGAACCTACTGCTACGTTATAACCGCCTGTTGTAGTTGATCCTAAAGTAGCATAACCAAGTGCTGTGTTTTCAAGTCCAGTAGTAATTGCATCAGAAGAATTTGTACCTACTGATGTGTTTTGAGCTCCAGTTGTGTTATAAACTAGCGCATTATAACCAACAGCAGTATTATTATTTGCGGTTGTATTACTAAATAACGCATTTTTACCTAAACCTGTGTTTTGCACTCCTGTAGTATTAGAGGTCATAGCACTATAACCAACAGCTACATTGTCATTTGCTGTAGTACTAGCATCTAAAGCGAAAGTACCTACAGCTACGTTTGCTGTTCCAGTTGTGTTTGCTCCTAATGCAGCAGCACCTACGGCTGTATTGTTATTAGCAGTAGTATTTGCATCTAAAGCATTAGCTCCTACAGCTACGTTTGAGTGACCAGTTGTATTCTCAGTTAATGCTGCATTACCAACAGCAACATTCGCATCTGCTGTAGTGTTTGCATCTAAAGCTGTTGATCCAATAGCTACATTAAAACCACCAGTTGTGTTTGCTGTTAAGGCATCTTTACCAATTGCAGTATTATTTGTACCAGAAGTAATGGAATCACCAGCATTTGTACCAGCTAGAGTGTTATTTGATCCATCACTTGTTACGCCCGTTGCTATACCAGTAAGGTTTGAACCGTCACCTGTGTAAGAAGTGGCTGCGACTGTACCTGTTACTGTTACACCACCGCTTGTTGTCTCAAACTTTTTAACATCGTTGTGATAAAGCTCTACAGCTCCGTTCTGTTTTGCAACAATAGCTTCTTCACCATCGTTTACATAAACTTCAAAGTCAGTATTAGTATAGATTTTAACATCTCCACCAACATAATTATTGTCTATTAATATATCACCTGTGTTATTAGTTATTTCAAACTGACCACTTTTATATTCAATGTTTCCATGGTTAGTTCCTCCAAACGTAATAGCTTTGTTAGAGTCTAAAGCAATCTCAAAACCGTTTGTGTCTAAGTCTGCTCCTAATTGAGGTGAAGTGTCATTAACAATATCTGTGCTTAAATTATCAAATGATGTTTTAAATGCAGCTATATCTACACCGTCAACTGTTCCTCCTACTGTTAAATTGCCGTTTACATTAACTTGTCCAGCAGAATTTATCCACATTCTGTCCGCCCCATTTGTGGCGTCATAAAATTTTAAGACTCCGTTATTGTTGTAAATAAGAAAATCATCATCATTATTAGTATCAGTTAAATGTAACTTTGGTTCTGTACCTTGAATAGTTACATCACCACCTGTAACAGTTAAATCACCTGTTATTGTCTGGTTTCCAGTAAATGTGTTAGCACCTAGACCAGCTAAATTACCAGTAGCTGTTACACCACCTTGGAATGTAGATCCATTGTGTACTCTTAGTTCGTTAGCAGTTGTATCAAAGTACAAGTCACCAGCAGCTAGTGCATTGCCAGCACCGTCTGTTGAAGGTGCAGAAGAAGCTATCTGATATGTAGCAGCAAAGTTGTTAACGTTTGCAATATTACTTGCAGTTGTGTTTACATTAGTTATAGCACCAGCGACTGTATTGACATTAGATATAGACCCCGCTGTAGTATTAACGTTTGCTATAGATCCAGCAACTGTTCCTATATTATCGTCAGTAACTGTTATGGTGTTACCCATGCCGTTACCATGTACAGTACAGTAATACTTAAGTGAACTTGGTGCATTTGATGGTACTGCAAATACTACAGTAGCACCTGAGCTACCAGCTGTTCCGTTAACTGTTACACCTGTTGTATAAGCATTATCACTACTATCTCTAAATGCAAGGGGGTGCCCACTATTGCTACTATCAGCTTGGTTAAAGGTATATGTAAAACCTCTTGCTAAAGTCAAGGCTGGTTTAGATTGACCATCTATATAAAATACACCGCCTGATACAGTTACAGTAAAAGTCTGCGTACCACCTAAAACGGCAGCAACACTGTTTACTTTTGCTACGTTTGTACCAACATTGTTGACGTTAGCTATATTACTAGCTGTTGTATTTATGTTAGATGCGTTGGATACAGCTGAGTTAATATTACTTGCATTGTTTGCAACAGCATTAATGTTAGTTATATTACCAGCTACAGTTGTAACCTCTGTGGCTTTTGGTACTAATCTGTGAAACGTATATGTATGTAGTGTGCTTGTAGATTCTACTAAGAATCCAAAGCCAGTAGGTATGGTAGAAGTAACGCCAGTTATAGTAATATTAGCATTGTCAGCTAAGTTACCATTAGTTATGGTTACAGTTGTACCACTAGGAGTTAGATTAGTTGAGGCCGCTTTGATACTTAGTACAGCTGATTGACCTGTAGCACCTTGCGGGTTTGTATTAGGAAAGTGCTGCTCGCTTTGTATAATATCGAAACCACCAACTTCATCAACTAGGTCAATTATTCTATCATTGATAGCTGCGGTTGTAGCAATCGTAGTATCGTTGTCAGGAAATGTATCACCATCTTTAATAGTCTCACCAGAACTTATGTTAAAGTATCTAGCGTCTGACTCTGTTTCAGTAAAGTATCTACCATCAAGAGCACCATTAGTAAGCTCTGTTTCAGTAAAATATCTACCATCTAAAGCACCTGCTGCTATTTCAGAATTAGTTATTTTATCTGACTGTAATAGTGTTTTTATTTGTGATGCTGTTTGGTCAGCTGTAGCATTTGTTTCTATGGTATCTAGCTTAGTACCGTCTGCCGCTATATCTCTACCATCAACTGTGCCACTTGTTGAAAAAGATCCTGTGCTTAGAGTGCCTGTAGTTACTATATTTTGAGATCCAAAGTCAGGAGATATTTTAGTACCAGCAATAGCAGCTGATGCGTTAATATCAGCGTTTACTATAGTGCCATCAGCTATTTTAGCAGATGTAATTTGTGAGTCAGCAATGTGTTGTGTATCTATACTGCCATCAACATAATGTTCAGAATCTATCTGGTCATCTGCTATTTTAGCGTTAGTTATAGCGTCTGCTTTTATATTACTTGTTTCGATAGCTTCAGCATCTATATCATACGAATGTATAAGATTAGGTACTTGCTCTTCTTGTGCTCTGTATAAAAGCTGGGTGTTGTTATTATTTAAGTCAGCTGCTTTTACTGATGACCCTGCTGTATATGTAGCCTTAGCTACGTCTACGTTAGTGTCACGGTATATGCGTATGTTAGCTGGACTGGATGGTATGTTACCTGATGTAAAGACTACATTACCGCCACCTGTAGTAGTGTAGCTAGTAATATTGTAGTGTGTACTTGCTGTTTTAAGTACACCATCTACACGAACTTTGACATCAGAAGATTGATATGAAGGAAAGGTAAACTGCTTAGTCGCATTACCATCCCCAGTGTATTCTACGAATGTTGTTGCCATTTATTTATATATGTTGAGGATGTTACGAGTCTCTTGTTTCTTAGTTAGTTTCCTGACTCTCTTTTGTCTTGCTTCTTCCATAAGTTGTTGAGCTTTTGGGTTGTCTCTCATCTGTGCCCAAGCTTTTTTACGAGCTCTATCAAATAATCGACCTATCATTATATTATGGTAGTAATCTCTTGCATCATACTGATCTCGTAAACCAGCTTTGATGTCAGCGTACATTTTCTCCATAGATGCTATAATCTTTGGATCAGCAGCCATCTTATTTAACTCAAGTTCTAGATTCTGCAAACCAATCAAGCGTTGAAACTCAGATCTAACTCGAGGAGCATCTGTTAAGTTTGTACTATCAGGTGCATAGTATGTAGACATACGTAAGTCGTAGCCACTATCAAATAGAAAGTTTCTACCGGGGCTTTGATCTAAGTTAAGACTGATAGGACTTACAGCATTGTATGCTCTAGTTAAGAAGTCCCAATCTTTTAGAGGTTTACCGTTAAGCATGTCATACTTTATAGGTAGCTGCTTTACACCGGGTACTTGCTCTGTCATTAAGTTACGGTTACGAATTGACTGGTCAATACCGGAGCCAATCTCACGCATATAAGGTGTAAATAATTTACCTAGCTCGTTACGTAAACCAGCAAGAGGCACGATATTGTTACCTAGTCCAGCTACAATTCTATCAAACTGACCGGGGCGACCCGCAAATAAGTCAACGAATGACTGTATACCAGCAAGATAAGACTTACTTGTTATAGCCTGTGCTACAACCAAAGAAATCTTTTGTAGTTCTGATTCTGTCCACTCTTCACCCATAAGCTCACTTGCATCACCTACGTCAGCGATTGTAGACATAATAAGGTTGAATGGTTCAAAGTTATCATAACCGACACGTACAGCACCTAGCTTGATTGTCCTTGGTTCCCATTTACCATCTATCCACATCTGTCTTTTGGATCTGTCAAGAGGGCCGTTACCGTTTAGATCACCACGCATCCATGCCTGTGTAGCCATAAATACTACAGCAGAGCCTATTGCCAATCGGCCTGTTTGTAAAGCCTTAGCATTAGCTAGCTCGTCAACAGTTGTAATACCATACTTTGCTAACATATCTAAGTTAGCATCTGTAGCCAGTGCTATCTCGTTGAACTCCTTGACTAAGAAGTTAAAACCGGGTGTATACTTACCTGTCAATGCAAGACCATTTACACCAGTTCTAGCAAACAAAAAGAAAGGTTTGGCTAAAGGTGTGGATGTAAATACATCGTTTAGACCTTTTGCAAATCCTGTAAGCTCTTGTGTAAGTGTAACTTCTTTACGTGCAAATGCAGTAGCTTCGTCTGTTATACTACCATCAGCATTAAAGACCTGTGCATAAAAGTCATCTTCGTATGCCTTCATTAACTTCTTGTTAATTTTAGGTGTCTGTATACCGTTACCTTGTAGTTCCAAAACTCTACGCATAGCTTTCTCACGCATCTTTGCACGGCCAAGTATGTATGCAAATGCGTCGTCAGTCGCTGCCATAATCTTTGTAGAGTATGTCAGGAAGTTAGAGTCATTCATCTTACGTGCCATGTTAGCAATACGAAATGCAGCTGTATCACCAGCTGTAGCTCTACCACTATCTTCTGCCCATCTACGTATAAGCTCCCAGTTTTGATCGCCACGACTAAACTCAGAGAATCTAGTCTTGATTGTAGCTAGATCACCTTTCCAATAAGCATTTAGTTTAGTTCTAAATAATGTAAAGGACTCTGGTATAGCTTCTATCATACCGTTGATGGATGCTAGACTAGCTCGTAGTGTAGATGCGTCACCATCAAACGGGTAACGTATAGCAGCACCTAGAGCTGTAGATAACGGTCTTAAGAATGTAGCCGCAGATGTACCCATAATCGCTCTTACAGGGGTTTTAGGGCCGCTTAGGACACTATTGGTCATAACACCTTCTAGCTCTCTTATAAGGGCTCCTGTACGGTCAATATCATTAGCGTTAAGTTTACCACCTTTAATAACGGTTCTAGCCCAGTTATCAAAGTCTTCGAGTGTATTTACATCATCCATAATTGAGAACGCTTCTATCATGGCGTTCATCAAGTCTTCATCCTGATTATCTTTTGTAATCTTAAGTATTGACATGATAGACTCTTTAGAATCTGCTACTGATTGTTTAACAGCATCATCTATAGCTACCTTTCTTTGCCTACCAGCTGCTAAGTTTCTAAAAGAGTCAGACTTTACAAATCTAGCTTTTTTAGTTTGATATAGAGCTGTTAGCATTGTGTCAACTATTTGTTTAGCTGGCCCATCTATATCGTTTATATCTACTAAGTCAGATATTTCACGAGCAGCAATACCTGTATCTCGTAATTGTTTCATCAAAGAACCTAGAACAAGATCAGCTACAACTACATTCTTAGATGTCCAAATTTCTTCGCCATCAACTATATCAGGTCGTGCTTCAAGTAAGTCTTTTAAATACTCACTAGCTGACATATCAGCAGCGTTTCTACCCTGTGTGATTCGTTGGTGTGCTTCGATAGATTCTCTATATGTATTTACTAAAGTTTGTCTGTTGCCTTTTGCAGCTTCTAGTTCTTTAGCAAACTTATCATTACTCATCAGTCCACGCATAATACGCTCGACTGTAGCGTCATCTGTTGCTCCTTCTTGTGCTATACGCTCACGCTCAAGCGGTCTGGTTACGGAACCTGTTGCTCCTTCTTCCTGACCCCACTCCTTACGAGTCCTTGATAGCTGTTCACGAGCTACCTGTGGCTCTACCTCTGATGGGTGTGCCCCTTGGTGTGCATCAGATATAGGTGCGTTTTTGTCAGCTCTAAACTCAGCTTCTCCTCTACGCAACTGTGCTATACCAGCTTCTACAGTTTGATCTTTTATACTTTTGTTACGTTTGACAATCTGTTCGATGACAGGTTGACTACCCTTCTTAAGTGTATAGGCTAGTCCGTCAAAGAATAAACCAAAGCCCATACCCTCTACAATGTTTTTGACTTTCATCATAACAGGAGAGTCAGTATCTTTTGTTGCTAACGGTGTATCAGCCCAACCATATCTATCACGTAATGCACCTAATGCGTTTTGCTCGTCTGACTCTTTAGATACAAGGTCAGACACAGCACCAATAGCTGCACCTCTAGCTAGTGTATTGGTTGTAATAGCAGTCAAACCAGCTGGTATAGATATTATACCTGTGGCTGCTGCGCCTTTAGCTGCTAGCACTGTGCCAGCTGCCAGAGATCCAAAGTGCACTAGACCTCGTAGTTGTTTACCCCACCATGTCTTTGTTTCGATAGGGTTATCGTATGCGTCAAAGGGTGTCCAATCTGGTTTGTATGTACCAGTTTCTTCCCTCTGTCTTTGCATTTCTCCTGATAGTGCATCTGCTGTACGCTCAGGAAAGGTGGCAATAGAGGATGCAGTATCTTGTAAACCACCGGATAGGATGGACTGACCCTCTTTTATAAAAGCTTTAGCTCCCCATGTTTCCGAGTTTCTGGGATCTTCTTGTTGAGCTAATGCCTGTTGTTCGCCTGCTATAGCTTGTTCTTGAGCTGCTTTTCTTGCAGCATCTCTTTCGTCTATTTCTTTTAAATAGTCTTGTACACGTTCAGCGGCTAAATCAATGTTTTCATCACTTAATCCGTAGGAATCGGTCATCTGCCCTCTCTTGCTTTTTTAACTGCTGGAACTTGTTTTAGTTCCTCTATAGTTGTTGGTTCTATTTCTCCCGGCCCGTAACCAAAGACCTCTTCGTCGTTTTGCTCTACTCTACCTGATCTTAGTGCTTTTTTATCTCTCTTACGTCTTAGTTCATCCTTACGTTCCTTCTCTTTAGTTCTTTCTGCCACAACTTTTTCTAAATCACTAAGAAGTAGTTGAGCAACCTCTCCTTCTAAGGTTTGGAATTGAGCAAAGTAGTTTTCACTTATATTAGGAAAGGTTTTCTTTATAAGTTCTAGTTCGTCAGATGAAAAATGAGTTAGCTTTCTAAAGTTTTTAGTTTCTTCAGTTACAGCCCCACTAATAGAATTTGTACGATTAGAATTTAGAGCCATAAGATTGATAACAGCCAAACTTTGCTGGTCTTCTGTAAAATCTTTGGTTAAATCTATCATATTATTTTTATGTAACAATAGTATACTCTCATTAGAAAGAAGATACCGACCAAAGCCAGTAGACCCGTCTTCTGCAAGTGCAACAATACGAGCACCGTTCATTCGAGTTACACCCGCTCTTGGGCTGGTAGAACCACTACGACCCTTGTAAGTATAGGCATCATCTTCTTTTTGACTTGTACCACCACTTCTATTGATAGCATGTTGAGTAAGATACTCTGCCATCTTCTCGCCTTTACCACCAGAAAACGCATTGGTAACTTTTTGAGCAGTAGTCTTGTTTTCTAAATTGTTGACTGCCTTAGAATTTTGTAGAATTTTAGCATGAAAGTTCATTAACCTTTTACCTTTCTGGTCATAGATACCAAGCTCTCTACCTCTAAATTCAGCAGCTTCATAACCACCTAGAACTCTGACTGTGCCATCTTCTTCTATAACTCTGAAGCGTGCGTTTTTATAATAATTTTGTAGTTCTTTATTTCTCTGCCCACCAGTATTAAGAAAATCAAATAAACTATTTATGTCTTCTCCTTGAAGAGCTGTCTTGCTATAAAGTAAGTCTGGATTGTTTCTAACCTGTTCTCTAAGTTCTAATGTATTACGAGTCGCCTGACCCAATGGTATGATAGGTGGGTCTTTTATAATCGCATCAAACCTTTTTAAAAGATCCTCTTCAATTTCTTGAACTCGTTGATCGAATGTATATTGGTTTGAACCTATAGCCAGTTTTAAAGCTTCAAGATCTTTACCGTTTTCACCATACAATAGTTTTTGAAACTCAGCTTGTAATCTTTTTACAGCTTTATCGTCACTACGTCCAAGTTCGGTTACAGCTTCTAATTTTTGTTTTTCTCTATACAACTTTTCGACACCTTCTAAGGCTTCAACGATTTCACTAGAAAACTCTTGAGCAAGGACTACTTGTTTATCTCTAACACCACCTGTATGTGTCTTATTATGGAAAGCTTCTAACTTTTTAGGAATCTTAGTATGACCTTCGATGTACCAGTCAGCCTCTACGAGCTCTTCATACAGACTTCGTATCTGTGACATTTGAAGTGTGCCGTTTTCACTAGCTGCAACTAAGGGATCTATCTCATCTCTTTCATACTCTGCAAGTTTTACATCACTTGTATCTTTTGCTATTTGATCTTTTTCTTTCTTTTTGTCGTTAATAACTTTTCTTAATGTTTCTACTCTACCACTAGCTTTAGCATAAAATACACTATCTTTATTTTTTATTTTATCTAAATACTCATCAACATTTTTGTATGTTTTGTCTGGTTCATTAGTAGGTGTAAAAGGTAGCTCATCAATTATTCTTAAAGCTTCATCTGGTTCAAGTACATTTTTATTAACTAACACTCCAACACGACCATAAACATAATCCTGTGCTTCTGGTTTACCTATATTTTTTTCAGCTGCAACTGCTGAGACTATACCTTCTGCACCGTAAAAGTTAGCTTTAGACTTTAGTACAGCATTAGTAATTCTGTCATCTATAACTCTTTCTCTTTCATCTTTTTGAGTTTGCTCTAGATCATAAATAAACTTTTTCTGTGCTGTGTCTAGTTGTTTATTGTATGCTGGTAAAACTTTTTCAAATAATCTGCGTTCTAAACGAGGGTCACTAGCATCACCACCTGACGCTAACCAGTTATAGATTACAGTCCGATAAACACTATTTAAAGTTCTTTGTCTAAGTTCTGTAAACTCAGCTTGTGATGTAGCACTGCTTGAATTGTATCTTTCTAAAACGTCACCTACAATCATAGGTCTACCTTGAGATACATAGTAAGACATGTGCTCACTTATCTTGCCTTCTAGTGTTTCGTTAGGTATGTAACCTAGTGATAAATCAAGCTTGTCTGCAAATTTTAAATTAGTATCACGGTCAATCTCACCTAAACCAAGTGCTTCTTGAAAAGCGTTGTCATCTTCTGTACCATCAATAACCTTAGTGATCTGTTCTTGGAACTGTAATCTTTGTTCTTTAAGAAACTCTTTAGTTAATCCATCAGCTTCTTTTGCTAATCGCTTTTTTCTGATACTACCTATACTGCCTGCAAGACTTGATATAGCATCTAGCCTCTTGTCAAACTTACTGGCTGCTAGTTCTTCAAGTTCTATAAGTTGATTAAAAAACTCTTTAGTATCTTTTATTCTTTCGTTGCTATCTTCGTTGACAGCCTCAGTCATGTCTGCGGATGTCTTCAAGTAATTAGTATTACTTATGTTAGGAACTGCATCACGTGGAGTACCTACGACGTTCTGAAATGATGATGCCATTATGGGTTCGTAAATCCTGAGTATATACTTGCAGCTGAACTTGCAAGTTGCAAGAATCCTGTAAAGTAATCTGTTGGAGGTAGCATGACTGGAGCACCAAATGCTGGAGGAACACCTAGTTTCTCTCTGGCTGCGGCATTAGCAGCTTGGAACTTACGTCTTGCACCTTCTTGAGCGTATGCCATGTTTCGACCAAACATGTTACGTGTTACTCCTTCAATCTCTCCTCGACTTCTGAGTAAAGCTTGTTTTTGTTTCTTACCAAATTTTCTACTCCTACCACCTTCATCAATTCTTTTCTTATTAAAGTATTGTGCAGTAAGTTGTTGGTTTCTTAAACGACCCTTACCTTGAGTATAAATAGCTCTTACGTAAGCGTCACTAAGGTCACGACTGTACCCCAATACATTTCTATTTTGAGCTCTTGCTAAACTTGTCTCCTTGTTGAAGAATTGTAGTTTCTTCTGAGCAAAGTTAGCATGCTTCTCTCTGTTTCTTTGTCTGGCTGCTCTTCTAGCACCAGCATTAGCGTCTACGCACACGGCAAAATTCTATAAATGTTACATTGTTTGGCCCATGTTTTAACTTACGTAAAAACTTAAAGCCGAGAAACTTTAGCAGTTTTAAATGTGCTTCGTTTCGACTGTCAACTATATTCCAAAGCAAAGGCTCCTCTCGGCTATCGACATACCGTTTTGCCTGTCTTGCGAATAAAGTCGGTTGTTCATGGATTACATTGGTGCAGAGCATCCATATATCGCCTTTCTTACCTACGCCTGCCATACCAGCAGCCTTGCCGCTAGGCGACGTAAAATAGACTGTAGCGGGATCTGTGGACATGGCTGCTAGATACGTTAGTGGATCTAGTCCATGCCCCTCTGAGATCTCTCTGAAGTCCTCTGAGCGTAAATTAGAGGCCACTTCTAGAGCAGCCTTCAAGGTTATAGGGTGAATGTATTTACTTTTCAAAGGTTTCATATATAGGCTCTAATTTTTCTATTGTGTCTGCCATCCAAGGCTCCCATGGCATCTGTTTCATGCCTCTTTCAACATACCTTTCGTAGTATCTATTGGTTTTCATTCTCCAATATAGGTATCTGAGTTCTGTTTCTGTGAGTTGTACGTTATACACGGCGATAATATTTGGGTGAATAGTCTCCTTCCCAAGACATTGATCTCAATGTAGCTGGGGCAGGGTGTGAAGATTTGAGTGTTATCTCAACGTTTGTGTTTTTCTCGTAGACTGGGACAGTCTGTATAAACTCTTCGAGATATGGTGCATCAGATGCGTCGTACTCGTCGAGCTCTGTTGATTCGTAGATTTCTGTGTAATCATTTTTACCTACTCTTTCAAGTGTTGTTTCGTATAGACCTATCTTACCAAAGTGAAACTTGACTCTATGCAAAACTAAAGATGAGTTTACGTCTGCTGTAGATCGTGCACCATCTATCTTAGATGGGTAGAGTGTTGGTAGTTTAACTTCGTATGGATAGATATAGCCTATTGTAAGTGTAGCACTAGACCAGTTACCGGGTAAAGTAAAACTTGTACCTGATACTGTAGCCTTGGCGTATCGACCAACCCGAGAAGAGTTGGTGTTTGTGTCAATCACAACTAGATCATGGTTAGGTGTGGTAACTGTATTTAGCCACCCCACACCACTGAAGGTTGTGGTGTTTGTAGTTGCGTTAAAGCTGCCACCGCTAACAGTAGTATGATTATCCACATGAAGTAAGAAGTCGACATTATCTTGTACTATAGAAGGGTCTGTTTCAGTTTGCACTAGCTTGATACTTTGTAGATAATAGTCACTATCTAGAAAGAAGTACTCGTCATTAACAATAAAATGATATATCAATGGATTATTGAGCTTCCATTTGAACCAAGCAGCTTGTGCTCTCTTGTCTGCGGTTTGGAAATACTTATAACCAAATACCACATCTGTTCCTGTTTTACCTATCAACACAATAGAGTTTTCTCTAGAGTTAGTGATTAGGTCTATGTTCTTAGGTAGTAAGGTAGGAACAACTTTACTTACCTCGATTATGTTAGGCTCTCCTTCTCGTGCTGAGTTAGCCATCTCGTTGAATCTACTAAACTTACCAGAGTTATCTATATAAGCTATTGTAGTTCCTAGAGATATAGGAGGCATCTTTTCATTATAATTAAACGTAGCTATACTTCTCAGTTTAGCTGTGTCAGGGTTGAATACTGTATCATCTGATGCCAGTAAGAACTGTTGGTTTGTACTAAATACAAGTAAACCAGCGTTGATTTCTATACCATCAAACAGGTCAGATGGAAACATAGATGCAGCTGATATATCTACAGGGTCAGCAACTGAGACTGTCAAAGCTGTTTCAATAAAGAAGTTAGGAGTTCCTAACGTACCCGGTCGTGATGTAATTACATTCTCGCCTGCCAGAAACGCTAACCTGTTACGAAAGAACAGCACCTTGTTAATACGTTTACCTACAAATGATGGCATCGGGTTTGTAAATTCATCACCGACATCTCTTTCTCCATATGTAAACTGTTTGACAGTAAATGTAGTCGTGGCTGTACGTTGTATAACCAACGGCATGTTAGTCAGGGTTGTAGTAATACCCGGCTTTGCACACTCAGTCCAAGCACCATTACCATCATTACCGTTTTGACCTTCAAACTTTAGATAGTAGTCATCTTCTTCTGATCTCAAAGCGTTGGACACCTTGACGATGTAGCCATTTTTACATTGGTTAGGTAAGTTCTGTACATCATTGACAGAGCTTTGCATAACTCTCATCAAATCATTCTCAACAACGTTAACAGTAAAAGCATTATTACTAAATATGTATATACCTGTACCTATAACTTTACAACTAATACCTGATATAGCGTTGATTTCCGATCGTAGTCCGCCAAGAATTGTATCTGCTGTAACAGCTGTCTGTGCGTCAAACGGTGTAGGCTCTGGTCTGATAAGGCCATCATCTTGACTACTGACTGTTGCGTTGACTTGAGTTGTTTCGATCTCTTCAACACGTATAGTATATGTAGCATCATTGCCACCAGATGCTCCACCTTTTGCAGAGTCTAAAGTCACTGTTACAGTATCACCAACTTGCCAGCCTTCACCACCATGTAATAATACTACTTCACGTTGATAACTGCATCTGTAGTTTTGACCCTCTGGGCCATCATTATCGGAGTTGTTCTGATAGTTAGGACTCACACCTTGTTGACCTAAAATGTTAAGTCTAAATATTAAGTTTTTCTTTGATCCTGAGTCAACACTAAATACTTGTGTACCGATTCCGGGACAGTCTCCTGTACCATCAGACTCATCAAGTGTGTCAGCCGATATTTTAATACGGGTAGCACGACTGAGGTTTGTGACAGCAGCTGTACTAAATATATCAAGTCCATATTGTCTTCCGTTTTCTGTTCGTAATAATTCTAACATCGCAAAGTGCGGGTCAGGTGTAGCTGTTGATGAGCCTGTCTGACCAATTAAAGTATTAGAATTAGTAGAGTCCCTACTTGACACAAATGTAGTATCATTGATAGTGAGGAACTGTAAGTTTTCTGGTTCACTGGTTGCTAAGTAGTTTTGTATAGCTGTCTGTCCACCTGTGCCGTAGGCTGTAGTCATTTGTTGCCCATCACTGCAACGCCATACTCGCACCTGACCATCAGCAGCTACTTGTCCTATATAAGATCCCTCTGTCTCGTCACGAAAGTAATGAAACCAAGACCCGCCAGTTTGTACATTGGTAAGGGCATCAGTTCCAATCCTTTTTGCACCCGGTCTTTTGAATAAACCATCAGTTACATCTGGTACAGCGTTTACTATATCCGTGACTTGGCCGGGAAACTTAAGGTTATCAGGCTGTTGTGATATACCTAGTGAGAACTGAGGAATAGTTTGTGTTACGCTTGCCATTATCGTCTAAGGTTTCTCCAAGGTTGGTAAGTTTGATATGCAGTGCCCTCTGGGAATCCCATCATGCTGTGATCTCCTTGGTTGCACTCGTATTCTTGTAGAGCTGCTCGAGCTAAACTAGCCTGATTAGTCAGTAATCTAACAAGATTTGGATTAGCAACAAGCTGTGTAGCTGCTGCGGTCATTGCTCTATATGTAATAAATCGTCTAAAGATAATAGGTAGATCTTCAAACGTATATAATCTGACAACATCTAGATCTACGTCACCATCAAACTCATCTGTATGATCTATTTTGTCATACAAGAATCCATTACGACGTACAAGGTCATGATGTCTACGAGCTTGATTATCATGTAAATCCATAGAAAGTATATCATTACCTATTGCAATCTTCTTGTTTGCATCAGGTGTAAATTTTACATGATATTCTGTATTGAAATGCCACCCCTCTGCCTGCGTGTCTACGTTGGCATCACGGAGTAGATTGAATATAAGTGATACTTCTGGGTTGTCAAAGTTTAGTGTTGTCTGTGGTGATTGTCCGATAGCTCCCAGTATAGAGTTCACTGCGGATAGTTCGGTATCGGTGTCAATAGTTGTGGTAGCCATAAGAAAAAAGGGAGCCGAAGCCCCCGTATAAAAATAAAAATTAAGCGTTAGCTGGGTATGTAGTACCAAACGCAGTAGGCTTAGTTGTTGTTCCAGCGAACAATTCAACACAAGCAGCTGGGTTCAAGAAGTCTGCTCCCATAGCTAGTCTTCCAAGGATTACGTCACCTTGGTATACAACAGAAACATCACCTGAAGTTACCTGAACCTGTGGGCCGATAGCCTCAACAACAGCAGCAGCTTCTCTTTGGAAGATAAGTCCGCAACTCTGACCGAAGTCGTTTGAGTTTCCGTAGTTGTTGTTGATACCAGTAACTGAAGATCTTGCGTCTTCTGTAGAAACTTCTACGAAGTCTCCTGTATTACCGGGGTTAGGTACTGCTAAGTCACTACTTGCAGATGCACCTGAGTTAGGAGCATACTTTGTACCATATCTGTTGAAGAATGGAATGTTCATTGACTTGAAGATCTGGATGCCTGCAATTTCAATGATGCCTTGTCCACTCTGTAGAGCTGTACCTTGTACATCTCTGTTTACAAGACCGTTAGAACCGATAGCTTGTATAAGTTCGTAGTACTGTCTTGGGTTCAACACAGCAACTCTACCTTCAGAACTTACGCCTTTCTCGTCGAGAGCAGCAGCAGCGTCATAGAAAGCTGAGATTAGATGTGTTGAGTTGTATGCGTCGTCTGCATCTGAACCAGCTCCAACTTGGATCTGTGTTCCACCGGGCTCTACAAAGTTAGTCATAGAAACAGGAGAAGCCTGTCTAGCACCCTTTGCAATAGCTCTGAAGATGAGTCTGTCATACTTCTCTGCAAGAGCGTAACCGATCTTAGCAGAAATTTCACCACGTAGGTCGTAGTGTGCTAGTGTCTCGTCTAGCTCGTAAACAAAAGCTGAACTAATTAATAGGTCATCAATTGTTACAGTTTTTTCTGCAACTGGTGGAGCTTTTTGGTCGTTACCAAGTATGCTCTGGCCGGGTGTATGATACTCGGCTGTTGTTCTACCAGTGTAGATAAACTGCATTGACTTACCAGAAGTTAATGTTCTCTTCTGTACTAAGTCTCTTGCAATGGTGTTTCTCTGGAAGCCTTTAAACATCTCACCTGAGAATAATTTAAGGTAAAGGGCTCTAGGATCAGCACCACCATTAAGTGCACCCGGCCTTGTTAGCTGGGTTGGGTTTACGTTCGACTGATGGTCGAAACTTCCGGGGTATGCCATTTCTAATAAGAATGTATAGTTTGTACGTTCTTCAGTACTGAAAATTTTTGGCCATATTTTGTGGTCTATCCCACCGTCTAGACGGATCAAGGTATCCAGCGTACTGGGCTCTCTCCAATAGAGATAGGGGGACTTGCACCCCCTGTGATCGCTTAACCGATTACTCTGGTGTATGTAACGCCACGATATACGAAAGTAACTTTCATTGCTAGCTCCATATACCCTAGCCCCGTTCCATGCTAGGTTGTCATGCGTCCCTTGCGGGATGAACGGACGTTTAATTAGCCTATAACTGGTGCAGTTAAGGCAACGGATGTTGACTCAGTTGATGCTAAGTCAAGTGGGAAGTTGTGTGCGTTACGCTCGTGCATAACTTCAAAGCCTAAGTTAGCTCTGTTTACAACGTCAGCCCAAGTTGGAACGATTTTACCGTTTGAGTCAACGATGGACTGATTAAAGTTAAAACCATTAAGGTTGAAAGCCATGGTGCAGATACCCATTGAGGTGAGCCATATGCCAACCACGGGCCAAGTAGCCAAAAAGAAATGTAAGCTACGAGAATTATTAAAAGAGGCATATTGGAAAATTAATCTACCGAAGTAGCCATGAGCTGCAACGATGTTATATGTTTCCTCATCTTGTCCAAACTTATAACCATAGTTCTGTGATACCTCTTCTGTTGTTTCCGCAATGATAGAGGAAGTAACAAGACTTCCGTGCATAGCAGAGAAAAGAGATCCACCGAATACCCCAGCAACACCGAGCATGTGGAACGGGTGCATAAGGATATTGTGTTCTGCTTGGAATACGAACATGAAGTTAAAAGTACCAGAAATACCAAGAGGCATACCATCACT